AAACATTTATGATGTTGGTTATGAAGGTGATGGTCAAGTTTTAAAACCCGGAGCTACTTTTGGTTCTGGTGAAATGTTTGAAGAAACATTAGAAAACCAAGCTGAAAATTTAGGTATTTTAAAAGAAGGTGCTAGTGCAAATCCACAACAATTAGAACTATCACCAGCTAAAAGAGCAGCTAGACGTTTAGAAAAATTAGTACATGACCAAATCGAAGAGTCTAATGGGTCATCAGAAATACGAAATGCTTTATTAGAATCTGCTTTACTTGGAACAGGTATAGTTAAAGGACCATTTAATTTTAATAAAAAATTACATAAATGGGATGAAACTGTTGAGGGTGAAAGAAATTATAATCCATTAGAAGTTAGAGTTCCAAGGATTGAATTTGTTAGTTGTTGGGACTTTTATCCTGACCCAGCAGCAACAAATATAGACGAATGTGAATATGTAATTCATAGACACAAAATGAATCGTAGTCAATTAAGGCAATTAAGAAATATGCCTTACTTTGATGAAGATGCAATACGAGACACAATTAGGTTAGGACCAAATTATACTGAAAAAGATTTTGAGTCCCAACTTAAAGACGATAGTAGACAAGAAGATTACGCACCGAATTTTGAAGTTCTTGAATACTGGGGCATTATGGATGCTGAGTATGCAAGAGATGTAGGAATTGAACTTCCAGATAGTATAGATGATTTAGATGAAGTTCAAATAAATGCATGGATTTGTGGTGATAAATTATTACGAGCAGTAATAAATCCATTTACACCTTATCGAATACCATACAATGCATTTCCATACGAAAGAAACCCATATAATTTCTTTGGTATAGGTGTAGCAGAGAATATGGATGATTCTCAACAGATTATGAATGGTCATGCAAGAATGGCTATTGACAATCTAGCATTAGCAGGGTCATTAGTATTTGATGTAGATGAGTCTGCTCTTGTTGGTGGTCAAAATATGGAAATATATCCCGGCAAGATTTTTAGAAGACAAGCTGGGATGCCGGGACAATCAATTTATGGATTGAAGTTCCCAAACACCGCCCCTGAAAATATGATGATGTTCGATAGATTCAGGCAGTTAGCTGATGAGCAAACTGGGCTTCCCAGCTACTCACATGGACAAACAGGGGTACAAAGTATGACTAGAACAGCATCGGGTATGTCAATGTTGTTAGGGGCTGCTAGTCTAAATATAAAAACAGTTGTTAAAAATCTTGATGATTTTTTACTTAAGCCACTAGGTGAAGCTTATTTTCAATGGAACATGCAGTTCTTTGAAGGGCAACTTGATGTGGTGGGTGATTTAGAAGTAAAAGCAACAGGTACTAATAGCTTGATGCAGAAAGAAGTTAGAAGTCAAAGACTGACAATGTTCTTACAAACTGCACAAAGTCCAACTATTGCACCTTTTGTTAAAGTTTCTAAATTGGTTAGTGAACTTGCTTATAGCTTAGATTTAGACCCAGACGAAATATTAAATGACCCTGAAGAAGCAGCTATAATGGCACAAATAATAGGAATGCAGAATGCTGGACAAAATACAGGCGAGGAAACTCAATCCGTTGGTGAACAGTCCCCAATGGGAGGTGTTCAAGGAATATCTGGAGCTCCGCAAGACCTTGGAGTTACAGGCACTGGCGGTGGCAACATCGGAACAGGAAATGTGCCGGTTGCAGGGGAGGATAGCTTCTCTGGCACAGTTGGCGGAGCTGCCGCAGAAAGTTAAAGAAGCACTAACACGAAATGAGGAGGAAAATTAAATGTTAGATTTATTAGATACAATTTTAAAAATAGTAGGGGTAGTACCTTGGATAGTCTCAATTTGTTCAATGATAGCTGCGTTAACACCAACTCCACATGATGATAATTTAGTCAGCAAAGCTTATCAAGTTATTGATTGGTTTGCACTCAATATAGGAAAAGCCAAGGATAAATAATATGAAACATTCATTATTAGAAGACGATAAAAAGAAATTAGTAGGTAATCAAAAAGAAATAGATGCCAATAATGATGGAGAAATTAGTGCTGAAGATTTTGAATTATTAAGAGAACAAAAACAAGAAGGTGGAATGATGGATGAGATGCCTGAAGCCACTAGTGAACAAATGAGTTCTTTAATGGAAAAAGAAGAACAAGAAGATAATGAGATGCAATCTGATGAAGAGATGGAAAATGATTATCTTGATTATATTATAGGACAAGCATTAGATGAAGACGAAGAAGATTTTCTAATGCAACAATTAATGGGTAACGATAGACTTAGCGAAGTATTCGATAAAGTCATAGAAGTTGCCTCAGAATTTTCTGGTTCTGGCTCTGTTGAAGGGCCGGGGACAGGAGTCTCTGATTCGATACCAGCAAGGTTATCGGATGGAGAATTTGTCTTTACTGCAAAAGCAGTTAGTGAAATCGGAGCAGACAATTTAATGTCAGCAATGAAAGAAGCTGAAGCTCGAGCAGACCAAAGACTATCAGCTCAAGAAGGTGGAGCTATAAGGGAGGAAATGCAGCAAGAAGCTGGGTTTGCACAACCTCAAGAGACTACTCAAAATATTAGAGTAACTCGAGAGACAGTTGACAATCAGCAAAGTGCTATGCAAGACCAAGAGGATTTAGTGGGTAAAAATATTCGTTCACAAATGATGCTTGACCCTTATCAGCGACACGTCAGGAGTTAGGAGTAAAGCCACCCTTTTATAGGCACTTTACTTAGATTAACCGAAAGGCGACCTTTACAATACAAGCCCTGCAGTGCACACGCAGCTACCTTGTAAATGAAGCCCTGATTAGGAGGAAAGAATATGACTACAGAAGTCGAAAACAAGGAACAGCCAAATCCTTATAATTTAAAAAAATCTTGGCACGAAAGTAACGATGCACCTTTTAAGTCATCAGAAGAGTTATACTTTGAAGACCCATCTGAAAAGAATAAGTTATTTAAATCAAATGATGTCAACGAAGCAATGGAAGAAGGTAACGTAGAAGTAGAAAATTTGGAAACAAAAAAAGATACTCCTTATAAAAAACCTGATTACAAAAAACGATACGATGATTTAAAAAAACATTATGATTCTAAACTTAATGAGTTTAAGTCTAGAGAACAAGAGTTACTAAAACAGGCTATACCTGAATATGTTGCTCCAAAAACTCCAGAGGAACTTGAAGCATTTAAGAAAAATTATCCTGATGTTTTTGAAGTTGTTGAAACTGTAGCTCACATGCAAAGTGAGTCTAAGGCAAAAGTTCTAGAAGAACGTCTTAGCAAACTCCAAGAACGTGAAATACAAATAGCTCAACAACAAGCAGAAGAAAGGTTAATGGAAAGACATCCTGATTTCCAAGATATTAGAAACAGTGATGATTTTCATACATGGGCTAAGTCACAACCAAAGTCTATTCAGACATGGATATATGATAATGCTGATGATGCAGACCTTGCAAGTAGAGCAATAGATTTATTTAAAAAAGATATGGGTATGGATATTGCCCCGGCTAAAAAGTCATCTTCTAAAAAGACCACATCGGCTGCTGATATGGTTTCTACCAAAACAACTGCGGTAGAACCAACACAGGAAAAAGTTTGGTCTGAACAGGAGATTGCTGCAATGAGCATGGCAGAATTTGATAAATACGAAAAAGAAATCAGCGAAGCTATGCAACAAGGCAGAATCGTAAGATAAACTATATTTAACTTAAAGGAGAATAATAATGGCTCAATTTTTTGAACCAAGTCCCGATACTAATGCTAACTTCGGGAACTCCGTAAGTGGACAAACAAATAGTTTCTTCCTTCCTAAGATTTATTCTAAAAAGGTTTTAAACTTCTTTAGAAAAGCATCTGTGGTTGAAGCTATTACTAACACCGACTATGCTGGTGAAATTTCCGCTTTTGGAGACTCAGTTAGAATTATTAAAGAACCTGTAATCTCTGTTTCTGATTATACAAGAGGCAGTGACCCTACAGCAACAAAATTAACCGACCAAGAAATTTCTTTGGTTGTAGATAGTGCTAAAGCTTTCAAATTCATCGTAGATGATATTGAAGCAAATATGTCACATGTAAACTTCAAAGAAGTTGCTACATCATCTGCTGCATATGCATTGAGAGATTCATATGATGCTGCTGTATTAGCTTCACTATTCTCTGAAGTTTCTAGTTCTAGCCCAGATAATGTTATAGGTGCAGATGCTTCAGCAGCTACACAAACATTGGCTCAACATCAAGGTGGTTCTAATTCTATCGACCTATTAGGTTCTGATGGAACTGGAGCAGACCCATTAGATGTAATGTCATTTATGGCTAAATTACTAGATGAGCAAGACGTACCAGAAGAAGGTAGATGGTTTGTAGCCCCACCTTCATTCTATAATGAACTTGCACAATCTGGTTCAAAACTATTGTCAGTTGATTTTAATGCTGGTCAAGGTTCTATTAGAAACGGATTAGTTTCTAGTGGAAAACTAAGAGGTTTTGATATGTACAAATCTAATAACGTTGCAGCTACATCTACATGTAGTGGTAAAGTATTAGCTGGACATATTTCTGCAGCATGTACTGCTCAAACAATCATCTCAACTGAGGTCCTAAGAGACCCAGATTCATTTGGTGATATTGTTAGAGGGTTGCATGTCTATGGAGCAAAAGTTCTTAGACCTGAAGCATTAGTTTCAGCTTTCTACACAGTTGACTAATATCAACTCGGGGGAGTCTTCGGACTCCTCCTCTTTATGGAGATAATTATGAAACATATGGAAAACGAAAATCAAGGAAATCCAAAACCAGAAGGAAACATAGCTTATTTTAATTCTATACATGAAAAAGAAAAGATATGTAAAGATTCTGTTGGATATAACACAATGCGATTCAATTATGAAGAAGCTAAACCGGAGAAATAAAAATGGCAGGACATTTACCAAATGAAAAGAAAAAAAGAATGGGTATGATGTATGGCGGTGCTCGTAAAAAAATGATGGGCGGTGGCATGAATGGTGAAAAAAGAAAAAAAATGATGGAAGGTGGAGTACCACCAGTGTCACAAAATTCTAATTCACAACCTGAATATCCTGAAATCATGCCGAAGGCACAACCTAATTAAGCATGAAAGTAAAAGCACCAAAAGGTTATCATTGGATGAAACAACCTAAAGGTGGTTATAAGTTAATGAAGCACTCTGGTAAATTTGTACCTCATAAGGGTGCTTCACTAGCTGCCAACTTTCAAATCCAAAAAATACATAAAAAATAAAATGTTGACAAAAGCACAAACAAGAAAATTAATAGCTGCATTAAAAAAGGCTTCCAAAAGTCATGCTGGTCAAGCTAAGATTTTAGAAAGGTCTTTAAAAAATAATAAAAAAAATAAATAATAACTTCAACTCTAGGGAGAGGAGATGGCAACAACATATTTAGATTTAACAAATCAAGTTTTAAGAGAATTAAATGAACTGACTCTCACATCAGTTAATTTTGCCAATGCACAAGGGTTTCAAAAATTTGTGCAAGAAATGGTTAATAAAGCATTATTTGATATTGCTAATGAAGAGCCACAACTACCTTTTTTCTCAGCAGGTGTTAGTGGCGGTACAGACCCTTTTTATGGCAATACTACTGTAGCAACAGTGGCTGGACAAAGATATTATTTATTAAAATCAGATAGTTCTAGTTTAACGACAGATTTTTCTACAGTAGACTGGGATGATTTTTATTTAACAACAATTAATGTTAGTGGAGAATCTGCTCCTTTTGTTTCTAGAGGTCTACGTTATTTAAGTCATGGGGACTTTAGAAGATATTTTAGAGATAGTGAAAACGAGGATGATGCTAATACTCAAGCATATGGTGAGCCGCAATATGTAATTAAATCACCAGATAATAGAAAGTTTGGTTTGAGTCCTATACCAGATAAAGTTTATAACGTTCACTTTTATGCTTTTAGTAGACCAACAAAACTTTCATCACATTCTGATACAACAGTTTTACCCGAACAATTTACAAACGTTTTATTAGCAAGAGTTCGATATTACGTTTTTCAATTTAAAGAATTAACTCAACAAGCTGCCTTTGCTTTAGACGATTACAAAAAAGGCATGAAATATATGAAGAGTGTACTAATGAATCCTGCACCAAAATCTATGACAGATGACAGGATGTATTTTTAATTATGGCTAGGTCACAACCTTATACAGTAGCAGTTAATGGTGGATTAGTAAAATCAGCAAATGTTATTGATTTATTAAAAACTCCGGGAGTAGCAACAGATTTACGAAACTTTGAAGTTTCTATTGAGGGTGGTTATAGAAGAATAAATGGCTATCAAAAATTTGGTACAAGCAGTGCTGTACAACCCACAGGTGGCACGACTAATATTTTAGGTGTTGTCCCCTATGCTGATGGTGTTGTTGCTTGTGCTGGTACAAGTATTTATTTTACTCAAACTGGTACATCGTGGACAGAAATAAATAGAAGTAGTGTAGATGCTAGTGGCGATAATCATACCACATTTACAGGTCGAAGTGTTTTAACAAGAACATCACAGGGTCAAGCACAGTTTGCTTTATTTGAAAGTGCTACTTCTAACTATGGTACGTTAATAATAGCAGATGGTGTAAATAAACCTTACTTTTTTAGAATGGAAGGTACAGGTGCAAATATAAATACTAGAAAATTTTTTGGTGGTGAAATAGAAGTAACTGGAACAAAAGGTGTTAAGTTTATAACAGTACATGATAAACACTTAATTGCTGCTGGAGTTGAAGATAATTTAAACACTCTATTTTTTAGTAAAACTTTAGACCCGACAGACTTTAGTGGTACAGGCTCAGGTAATATAGCTTTAGAAGACCAGATAGAAGGCATAGCTAGTTTCCGTAATGAACTATTTATTTTTTGTACTAATAGTATTTTTAAATTAATTAATATTAATGATTCAAGTAATATTGCAG